TCCTCTTCCCATCGATGGAAAGTATTTTTTAACTCATGAATTAGTTTTCTTTTTGCGTTCATTTCTAAAATTTAATTCGGCTCGCGCCTTGGGCATCCTGCGTGGAATATCCGTCCTCCAGGTATTTACCGGACAATCAGGATCTCGTTCCCCTTCGCGGTAGCGTAACTCGCAATTCGACCAAAAATACCGCCATCCACGATTGATCTCCTCCGAACTAAGAAGAGTACCAAACATATAATCCATATCATCCATCACATAAAAATAGAGCAAACCTAGCCCACCGAGTGTCGTGGAGGTATCCCTCGTTTTCCTATCGCCTTGCGGCCCAAAACTAGGATTGCTCTGAAAGTTTTTCCCATAAAGTTTTCCACGCTATTTCTGCGGTTTGGGGGACAACGCCGTTTCCGAGGAGTCGTAATCTATCCACGCGGTTGGCAGTTGCGTCCACCCCACAGGCAGACCCATCAACTGCTCCACCCAATTCGGATTGAGCTTCGGTGACCCGTGGTTCTTCCCACTCGTACTGCTCTTCTCCGGGGCGGGCGGGCCAGCGTGTATCTTCGCTTCCTCCGCCAATATCTTGCCCCCCGTTCCGGGCTTGCGACTGCCGGGGTTCCCGGCTCGCGGTGTGGGCCAATTGCTCAGAATCCCTCCGTCCGTGTGCGCCTGTACCGCCACATCGAGAGTATCCATCGACACTTTCCCGTTTCTTATCCTGCCCCCCGTATATCCACCCTTGTGATCCCGCGCACTCGCGGTGGGCCAGGATGAAGCATCGGATGCGTTGGTGAGGCGCGCCTGTTTCCTCCGCGCTGAACAATCCCCACTCCGTTCGGTAACCATCCTCCTCCAAATCGGACAGGACTCGCCATAGCCCCATCGTGGTGTGGCCTCGGACATTTTCGAAAAAGCACCAAACAGGTCTAATTGCCCGGACATGCTCTCGGATATAGGGCCACAAGTGTCTTGAGTCTTTCTCTCCTTTTCGCTTCCCCGCGCTTGAAAATGGCTGACAGGGATATCCTCCAATGACCCCGTGTATTTTTCCTCGAAAGATTCGTGCAGGGAAGGTTTTAAGATCCGAGTAGATAGGGGCGTTATCCATCCTCCCTTCTTCAATCTTCGCAACCAAGTTGGCTTGGACGAAGGCTTCGATCTCCACATTGCAGACTGTTCGAACATCCACGCCCGCTCGTCTAAGTCCAAGTTCAATCCCTCCGTATCCTGTACAAAAGCTGATAATGTTTTGGGTATTATCCACATCTACCTAACCACTTCCCACATATCCCTGTCCAAATGCTTCACCTTCACACTCTCTCCCAACTTCAAATACTTACCCGGTTTGCTCCTAAACTTCCCATGACTACCATCCGCAAATTCTATCAATCTAATAAATCTATTCTTAGGCACCCCGTATACCTTCGCATCCTGCACCAAAGCATTCCCCGTACTCTGCCTCACCACACCCTCAATAATACTTACCCTCTTCTCCTGGGCCTCATCTATCATCTCATCCACTTCCGCTAAATCTCGCTGAATATTCAACTCCTCCTCCAACTCCTCCAATTTAGCCACCATCTTCTTGCTGAACCTCTTCAGACTGAACGCCATCCTCGCAGTACTCGCCTTCACCCCCATCATGTCAGCAAATGCCTTCTTCGTAAGACCATGCCTCTCCAATATCTTTCCCGCCCGTTCCGTATCCATGTGTCACCTATTGTAGTTTATGCATTGACCTGTCAACACTTTTGTGCAAAAAAATAACTCATGGGTAACAAAGCCACCGTAAAAGCTCTACGCAAAGAACTAAAAAACGATATCATCGATTCTGCCGCCAAGATTGCCATGAAGAAAGCAGATGCCACCAATGAGACACGAAAGCTCCAGGCAAAGGCAAACAACCCCACAAAGAAACAAAAGGATATCCAGGACTATACACGCCACTTCCTGCGCTACCGCCTAGAAATGACAGAACAGGAATATCTAAACGCAGTTTCCAATAAACTATCCGCCATAGTCGGAGATAATCTCAACCTCATCCACGAAAAGCTCGATCAGATACCTCCCCAAAACCTCGCCTATACCCTCTCCGTACTCTTTGACAAACTAATGACCATCAACGGAAGACCCACCAACATCACCGCTTCCGCTAATGTCAAACTAGGTTCCTCCGATATGACCCCGGATAAAGTAAGATCCATCCTCAAGGGTGCCAAGAAGGCCACAGATTCACTCCCCAAGCAAGCCTCCGAGGATAAGGTCATCGAAGTATCTGATGAAGCGTAGAGGCTCCCTCTATGAACAAACATTCTTCACGGAAGCCCTAGCCCGTAATCTCGAAGTATTTACCCCCCTGGGCGATTACCTGCCCCAGGATTGCCTAGTCATGAATCAAGCGGGCAAAGTATTCAAAGTACAAATCAAAGGCACTAAGGATAAAGTATTCGATAAAGCAAATGCCGGACAAGGCAGATATATGATCACCACCGCATCAGGTACCTCCAAGAAAATGACCATAGATTGCACGAAAGTCGACATACTCGCCGCTTATGTCGAAGCTATACCCACTTGGTACATAATACCATGCCTCGAACTAAACCAGGCCCTGCGCATTTCCCTCTACGCTCATAACCCACTCTCCAAGGCAAAGCACGAAAAATACCGCGAGGCGTGGGATCTCTTTAAAACCCCGTAGAACCTCACACAACCCCACCTAGACTACATACGAGTACCGCAGGGGGGCGCAAATGGCGGGGAAACCGTATGGCAGGAGGGCGCGAGTTGCGGGGAAACCGTATGGCGAAAAAATTATGCGGGGTGGTGATGATAATACAGAATTAGCGCGGACGCGGCGTGACCCCCCTCCCCCCCGGGTCTGCGCGCCTGGCGTTGACGCGCGTTGGCTCGAAAGCATGTGATTCTAAGTCACATGCTATATGATAGCGTTGAATAGCAACGATTTACGCAATTACACGCTAGGAAAGCGGGTAAAAATACTAGATTGCAAGCGGGTTTGCCGGGTTTGCGTGGACCGGGTTTGCCGGGTTTGCCGGGTTTGCGTGCAATCTCTTAATGCAAGTAACTTGCAATAGTGATTTTTTGGCAGAGGGTGAAGAAATGCATTAAATCTGTCGTTTTGCGTCAATCGCGTTTCCCCTTGATCCGCGTCAATCCATTGCTCATGTGGTAGCTCTTGGCGCTGATCATATGATCGTGAAACGATCCGCTGATCCGCGTAGTAGGGAAGCGCGTTTCTATAGTGTTAAAGGTATGAATACACTTTTTTGTTTTATTTGTTTGACATTGTCGTCATGTGTAGTTTATAGGGTGTGCATGTTCGCAATTAAGCGGACATAGAAAGAAAGAAAAATACTATGAAGAACTACCACACAAAACTCAAAGCTTATTCAATAGCAGTCACTAGCTTAAAAAAGCAAATAGAAGCAAAGCGTAAACAACAGCTACGAACTAAATGTGCAAACAAGCGGTTCTTAATTGAAGAGGAAAAGCAAGATTTGAAACAGCTAGTTGATGAAATAAACGAACTTAGACGGACAACTATAAACATTTAACTTTAGAAAGAAAAATACTATGCAATATTACATTTATAAGAGGAATAAATACGGCTCGGCTTTTCAATTGGGTTGGGCGTTCACAAAAGAAGAATTAAACGCAAAACTCGAAAAGTATTCATTTTGGAAGCAAAACGGGTATGAAGTCTTTTTCATTGAAAGGTAATAATATGAAAACCGTTTCAATTTCAAAGCTTTCCACGCCCGGCAAAATTGATTTAGCGCGGGCCGCGCTTGCAAATGATTTACCCTTACTCTCAAAACTAGTTGCGGCAATCCCTGGAGATCCGAGCGCACGCGGTACGACTAAGTACTATGCAACGCGCTTTTTATCTTGGTTTGAAGATCAAAGCGGGCCTTTGTATTTTTCCGTATTTGCAGAATCGGGTAATATGAAATTGCCTTTTTATGCGTTTTCGAGTTTGCCCGGTTTCGATTGCCCGGGTGCGGGTGCATGTTTGTACGGTGACAATGATTTTACGCCGGATAACTTTGGGAAAGGGTGGTGCTATTCATTTACGGGATGGCGCTATCCGGCGGCGTTTTTTCGTCAATTGCAAAACAGTATTCTTTTACGGTCAAAAGCGGGCCGGGCCATTGTTGCAAGTAAATTTGCAGATATTCCGGAAGGCCGTACCGTTCGTCTTTATGTAGATGGGGATTTTGCAAACCTGGCAATTTTGCGGTTTTGGATGGAAGCTTGCAAGACAAGGCCCGATTTAGATGTATACGGTTACAGTAAATCTTGGGAATTATTTCTTACTTTGGACAAGCAAAAATATTCTTTCCCGGCAAACTATTTGCTTAATGTTTCGAGCGGTTCCCGGTACGGTTCCAAAGTTAAAGATAAGGTTTTGCAATTGGATTGCACGCGCGGCGAGTTTGTAGCTGTTCCCGTTGCAAGAAAATGGATTACTAGCAAGGCCTACCAGGATAAAGGAAATGAAGGCTCGAAAGAATACCGGAAAGAGGTATTGGAAGCGCTAAAAGATGCGGGCCATGAAAAGAGATTTGCTTGTCCGGGAGCATGCGGCAATTGCATAGCTAGGAAAGAACACGGTTGCGGCACAAACCGTTTGCGCGGCGTTGTAATTGGTATTGGAATACACAGCTAAAGAGAAAGGAGCTAATACAATGAAATTATCACAAATTAAGGCCGGGCAATACTTTAAATTTAAAGACGATAATACGGGGACCGTCCGCCGTTTATTGGATATCGTAAAGCGGCCCGGATTATTTGAGGTTGAAAGAGTCACAAATAAGTATTGGAACGATTGGGATGGTTTTTCTACTGATTTGCTATTTTTTAATAAAGGTCATGGGGATCGGGAAATAATCTTACTCAAATGAATAAAGAACAAACACGCGCTTTACTTGGTCAACTCATAAGCTTGCAAGCCATGATAAGAGAAATGGAAGAAAAAGGCTTTTCCTGGGATAAGATGAGCGAGATAAAACAGGACCTAAATATTATCATTATTGATTTAGAGAAAGCGCTCGACTAGACGCGGTTCTAATCCAAACGAGAAACGCGCTTTTATTTACTTGAACACACTACACATTTATACACATGAATACACTATTTGAACTAATTTTCTTTTTACCCTGGGTTCCGGTTTTCGCGGTCATAGCCTGGGACCTTATCCAATACGAGAAAGGTGGGGACCAATGAAACACGCCAAAAACCTATTTGCGGAAGCGGTCAGTCAATTGATCGAGATGGGAGAGAAACAGCGGAAAGCGCTCCAGGAGAAGGAGAAAGCGGTTGATCATTCCGACCGTGAAACGGTCTCGCAGATCCGCGTATCGCGTAAGGAGAAACGCGCACATGTGAGGCTCACTGAGCGCGAGAAAGTGCAACTAACATTTAACCTATAAAACAAAAGAGAAAGAAAAAATACTATGATTACTATTGATGAAATACGCCAAGCGGAAATGAAGCTTGAGGATATAAACGAGGAGCTAAGAGAAGCACGGTTCCATGATGACCAGGAGCGCGTTGACTTTATGCTAAAAGAGAAACGAGAAACGCTCAAATTTTTAGCACTTGCAGAAAAGGGGGACGCATAATGGAAACGACAAAAGAGAAACACGCCACACACACGCCAGGACCTTGGCACTATACCCTTGCTGATGAAACTAGTGCAGGCGGGGTTTATGGGAACGAGAAATCCGTTTGCGATATCATACCCAAGGAATTGCAAGTAGCTTACGATTGCGAAGAAGTAGAGATTGCAAATGCCAACGCACGATTAATCGCGGCGGCTCCGGAGATGTTTGAGGTTCTATCCGAGGTTTTAATTGAATATGAAGCGGAAGCAAAAGCGGAGGGTTGGGATTTGCCTACAACGGGAGAAATGATCCGCGAGGTCCTCGCCAAAGTAGAGGGGGGTGAGGGATGAGCGAGAACAGAATACATTGGATTATTGAGAAGCTTTTTATGATGAGAAAGGACGAGGATTATGTTTTGTCCCAAGGATATTCTCGCGAAGAAATCGAAGAGGCGAAGGAGTGGTATCATAACGGCGAGAAACTTACCATTCGTATGAGAAGAGAAAGCGAAAGCATTACCCATGACTAAGCCAAACGAGTCCGACACAATTGCGCGCCTGGCGTTGGGCCTTATCATCTTTTTGGTGATGAGGTACGCGCCCAGGGCGGTTGAATGGTGGAATAAGAGAAATCGGCAGTAAGGCACCTAGAAAGCGTTTTGATGTAAAAATCTGTCTAATCTATCAGACCCTACCCCTAAAAAGCACGATTTGATGCCTTCCTGAGCCTCTATCGTGCTTTTTAGTATCCATCTGTAGTTCACCAAGCCTTTGTTTCTTTCTTTTCACCTAAGCTTGTAGTCCAATTGCCCGTACTCTTCTCAAAACCAAGCGTGACCATGAGATCAGTCTCTCCTCCGCGATTCTTGGCGATATGGCAATTAATGCGGTCCTTGGTCTCATCCACCTTGTCCTCAACTGATAGGAGAAACACGCAATCTGCATCCTGTTCGATACTCCCGGAGTCTCTCAGATCGGAGAGCATGGGCTTTCTGTTATTGATCTCGCACTGTCTTGACAATTGAGAAAGGGCGAGGACCGGAATCTGTAGCTCCATACTGATCTGCTTGAGACTGCGAGAAATGGCGGTGATCTCCTGCACGCGGGATTCGTATCCTGGAGCGGAGACTAATTGCAAATAATCAATCACCGCCAACCCCACATCTCCTTTCACTCGCTCCTGGGCGAGAAAGG